AAATGCTTAAAGACCCTATTATGATAGGTTAGTTTGGAGGAGTAAGCAGGAACGTTCTGGATCGTCATACGTCTGATAACTGCTTGCTGCTCCACCCGTGATTAAAATGGCTACAAAAAAGACAAGTATGTTTACCCTAACCGAACGATTGACAATTAGTGCTGCTAGCACTGAAACTTTTGCAACTATTGACCTTGGCTCTTACGTTGATGTAGGAGATCGCCAAGCACTTCAAGTTCATTCAGTTGATTTCATCTACCAAGGAACTACGGCAGCAGAATCTCCGCAGGTTGCTATGGGCGGTTCCGCCCTGGCTACCGTTCAAGTCACTGATCTAAACCGTGGCGGTTTGGTCTTCAGCAATGACCGAGCATTAGTTGCATCGGCCTCTTTGAACTACGATACTGATGCTTTCCTTAGCAACGCATCAGACCTTTACCCCGACAACTTTGGCAGGGGCAGCGATGATGGACGATATGTTGTTAATGATCAACTCTACATTACTGGACTTTCTACCGCAGTTGCTAGCAGTAAAGCAATCAATGTAACTGTTCGTGTCAACGCATCAATTGTTTCCCTCAGTGCAAAAGACTTCATGGCAATTGCAATTCAATCAACAGCTGCAGATAACTGAGGTGGACTCAGTGTCTATTGATGAAGTTATCAGATTGCTCCAGGAAATAAAAGACCTGGGCGACTCTGGTAAAGAAACAGTATCTAAGGCTAAGTCTACTGCAAAGAAGGCTAAGTCAGTTGCTAAGAAAGTAAAGCGTGCACCATCCGCGTATAACAAATACATGAAGAAGAAGATGGCACAACTCAAGAAGAAACATCCTCGTAAGAAACATGCAGCGATCTTTAAACAAGCTGCAAAGTCTTGGAAGAGATCACCAGAAAGAAAGAGGTCGTTAAAGTGAAACTATTAGTCAAAGGATTAGGACAAGTTTTGTTCTCGATAGTAGGCGGTGCAGTTAGTGGAAGCACAAACGGCGGAAACATGACAACATTGATTTCAAACCCTGGATATGCAGTAGTTGTTCAAGAATCTTATTTTGATTTAGCTGGTATGACCCAACGTGAGAAAACTTTGTTTTTCAAAACTGTTTCAATACAAGAACCATACAATCCATCAATTGAAGGTGGACACACTGGTGATGATATTAGAGAAGCAATTGTCTTAACAACTTCTCCAATACCTGCAGATAAATTACTAGTTGAATATGCATTAGGCGCAGGCTTGATGGGTTCAATTACTGACTGGTCTCAACTTGTATATTATCGATTCAGAAATTGTGTTCGAACTACAGATCAGGGAAGTACTGCAATTCTTCCAACTTTAAGTCAAACCAACATGGGTTCTGCTTATCCTACTGCTTCTGACCGTGTTTACATTTACAGATTTATTCAGGCTAACAATGCCGATCAAACAGCACAATTTACTTCAATTTTAGTACCAGGGTGTCAAGTTGTTTTAGGTGCTGATGTAAAAGAAGAACCAGAGTTCCAATACCTATACCGCTTAATGCGATCATACGAACTTCAACAATCACCTGATGAGGATTGATATGTCGCTTGCTCCTGAACTTGTTTGGCTCGAAGAAGTGCTCTTCGAAGACAGTTCAGTTCCTTTGACTACATTAGCAAAGTTTCATCCCCTAATAAGAATACCAGTTATTGCATATCAAGCTGCAGATATTGTAGCTACAGAATTAGCAATTGCAGCAATTGAACTAGGTGGCGTTGGTGCGCTCGATCTATACACTCCAGAAATACGACGGTACGAAGATACCGCACTCGTAGGAATGGGAGGCATGATTATATGAGTACAGAAGAAGAAACTCCAATTGAAGAAAAGAAAACAACAACTACAAAATTTGCAGAGTGGCTAATGGCTCGTCAAGAAAAGAAAGAAGCAAAAGAAACATCTTTGGAATCTTTGATGAAGTTTAACGTCTTTCTTTCAATTGCTACATTGGTCACGGTTGCTGGAGCGACTGTTGCAGACTATGTTCTGATGGCTTGGCTTTGGATTTAAGATCGATGCCAAAGTTTTCTTTGCTTAGGTTTTATTCGAGCTAGAGCTGCAGGTTCATACATCTCTACTTTATCGATTGGAAGTAAGATGCAGTAGTAGAAGTGCATATTGTCTCCAGTCCACCATGCGCCGTGTTCCCATTTTATCTTCAGACAATGACCATGGGTTGTGTCGTGAATCAATTTTACTTGTTCACATTCATCAAAAGATTCCAGGGCATATCTTAATTCTTCATCATGATCGGGAAGTTCATCGATCTCAAACATTTGTCGAAGTTGTTTCCATTCCTCGTGTTTAGGATGATATTCATTGAAAAACTTGTCAACCCATTGTTCTCGAGCTTGAGAGTAATGCCAGGAATAATCTTTACTCATTCTTCTTCACGCTCCAAATAATCTTCATCATACAATCCATGGCAACGTGAACAAAGGCCACAATCATCACAACTCATGATTTCACCTTCCATTGCACGTCGCACTGACAAGTTTCACAATATCCGAACCAGGCGTAAGTCCCATCCATCATGTGTTGCCATCGTGCGACAACAAAAGTATCACACTCACGATGTAACATTTCACGATCAGGCTTGGTTATTCCTGTCTTCTTTCCATTTTCTAATATCATCTTACGAACCCATCCACTAAAATTTGGCATCTTCTTGGAGAGTTCATACGTCGTCGGGCATAGCGTTATCATTTTGTTCCGCATGAATCGTGCTACAGGTCTTAACATATATACATTGGTCAAGAAAAAAACGGGCAAGCCCTATATCCTATGGCTAGTTAGCAACGGGTGGGAGCAGTGGGATGGTATCTTACTGTTGCTTTTGGTAATGGCGCTGAAGATTGGCGGCTTCGCCGCAAAGATAGGACTGCAAATGCTTAAAGACCCTATTATGATAGGTTAGTTTGGAGGAGTAAGCAGGAACGTTCTGGATCGTCATACGTCTGATAACTGCTTGCTGCTCCACCCGTGATTAAAATGGCTACAAAAAAGAC